ATAGGGGGGCTGCTCACGTTGAAACGTGAGGGCTACATAAAATGTAGTGACCTATAGTTGGAAACTATGGTCTTAGGGCCCTCCTATCGGAGGATCCTAATCATGCGTGGATACACGTCTTCGACAGGTGCCTACTCTTGGCAATCCTATCGAAAACCCACGGCTTGTGGCATCGACACTGTTTCCACCTATTCAGGTGGCTTTACCAAATCGGAACGTGCTCGTGGTAACCTCATCCAAGGTAACCATAACACACCGACTTACTACACGGCTTATGAGTGGAAACTCACGCCGTTGGAGTTTGATTATTGGGAAACCAAGAATTCTCGCTCCTACTGTAGTGGTAAATGGAACTACTTTAACCTGGCTTTTAAGGGGACTAAGCAGTCCTCTGTGAACAAAATCCATCTGGATTCTGGTCGAAAGCCTGTAGTTCCTCTCAGTGTCAAACTTACTGCACGAAATAAGGTTCTTGCCGAACTTCGTGCTGGTAAGGTCAACCTAGCGCAGACCACCGGTGAACTTACACTTGGTGCGTCACAGATGGTACAAAGTGCCATCACTGCGATTAGGGGTCTCAATGCTATCCGTAAAGGTCAGTTCGCTAAGGCGCGACAGATCTTTGGGATATCACGGAGCAAAGTCGACAAGACAGCGGCCAACGCATACTTAGGCTTTAAATATGGCTGGTATCCGTTGATGCAAGATATCTACAACCTCAGGCAAAGCCTGATAGATATCATGTCACGCCACTTTCTACTTTCAGTAGAGGCGACGCATGTCGATCAAAGGGGTCCATTCTACATTGGTAATTACTACATCTCCGGGAAACTGGAGCGTGGTATGCAATGTGGAATCTCGTATAAGGTGGATGACCTTACACTAGCCGGCATGAACTCTTTGGGTTTTATTGACCCTGCGAGTCTTGCCTGGGAACTTACCCCGTACTCTTTCATCTACGACTGGTTCTTTACAGTCGGAGATTTCATCAGTGGACTGTCTGCCCCTTTGGGCCTGCAGTTTGCGACGGGCTATGAAACGTCCTTCGTAAACACCAACGCAGAAATGACCGACATGTTTTACAACACGTCGAGTTATGATGGTCAATTTCCACACTGGATGTTGGAAGAGTTTGCCATGGAGCGAGTGGTTCTCACTACATGGTCTAAACCAGGCATAGTTTTCAAACTAGGCCTAAACCCCAACCAGCTAGCAACGCTTGCTGCGATGCTAGTACAAAGGAGTAGGTAAATGCCTGCTTTCGCAACCATCACGGTCAACGACCGTGAGGCCACTCCGGTGGCACACTCCTTCACTCCCCGCATGGAAAATGCGGGAACCTTCGAGTGGAGGGAATCCAATGGGGTACCCATTGGAGACGGAAAGTTCACACTTTCCCTTCGCCAGAACGAAAACGGGAACTATAAAGCCCGGATCCGTCTGGAGATGCCTGTTGTCGTCAACGAGACGATCAACGGTGTGACTGTACCGAAAGTTGAACGGATGTCCATGGCGGACGTCATGTTCACGTTTTCGGAGCGGTCGACGACCCAGGAACGCAAGAATACTGTGGGCCTTCTGGCCAACGCGCTTGCGGCATCTCAGGCACAGATTAACTCTGTCCTGACCGACCTCGAAAATATCTACTGAGTTCATATGAACTTAGTTCGATATATTCGTGCCCAGCTCATGGGAATCTTTGCCATGAGTTGGGTACAGGTCGTGCTTCTAGTTGTCCTGGCTACCACTTTGGTATCCATGAAAAGTGATGGTTTCGACGATGTCGAACGCATCATGCTACAACTGAAAGCGATGAAGGAGTCTGTGGACTTCGCCCTGACACCTTAGGTGTTCCCTCAAAGGAGGTCATCGATGAAACGAGAACGCTTAGCGGCTCGTAACGCTGGAAGTGAGGCACGTTCTAAACGTGATCCCAACTTCCTACCCGCCCACATCGCTGGTTCTTTCCAACGCGAGTTAACTGATCTTATCGATCAGCTCGCCGAGGAAGGGTCGTATAAGGAACAGTACCTTAAGTCGGAATTTCTATCGAAATATCTCGACGAAAGACTAGTTCCTGCTTCGACTCGTCAACAAGCGGCCATTTCTAAATGGCTGGCTGTTGAGACGACCAACGCACGTACTAACTCGAGGATATACCTTAACAGTATATCTCCGACAGACTTTGGACCTTGTACAAGCAGTAGCATTCTTGTTGCTGCTCGCAAGATCATAAAGCAAGTCCTTGGTACCCTCATTTATCCGGATGTCTTATCCGGGGGGAGTCATACCAATGGAGCTAGTACGCGAGTAAGACGCAGTGAATTTGCTGCTCTTACTAAGTGCACGGGCACAGCACACGTCTCGAAGTCAGCTCTTCCCCACTGGTCCCAAATCGTGAAGTTTACGCGATTTGAGGATCAGCCGGTTGAGTTGATGGAGTCTAGTGTGTTGTTCACGGTCCCGAAAAAGACAGATATTGATCGGGTGGCTTGTAAAGAGCCTGAGATCAATATGTTGCTTCAACGCACAGTGGGATCTCACATCCGTAAAAGGATGAAGGTCTTCGGTATTGATCTTAACGATCAATCCGTCAACAAGAATCTAGCACGAGTTGCAATTGAGCGTGGCCTTGCCACACTTGATCTTAGCTCCGCTAGTGACTCCATCTCAAAACAACTCGTCTTTGACTTGTTGCCGTTTGAGTGGTGGTCTCTTCTTGATGATCTGCGCGTCAAATCCACTCTCCTTCCGGATGGACAGATCCATACTCTGGAAATGTTCAGTTCCATGGGGAACGGATTTACCTTTGAGCTTGAGTCACTCATCTTCTGGGCACTTACCCGGGCGATTTGTACTCAAATCAAAGTTCGAGGCCGCATTTCTGTCTATGGTGATGATCTTATCGTACCATCACGGGCTGCTCCTTTCATTGCTACCATCTTCGGATGGTTTGGCTTCAAGGTTAACCCCAAGAAGTCGCATTGGACTGGGTTGTTCCGCGAGAGTTGCGGAGGACATTACCACAACGGTAGGGACGTTGC